AGGGTGGCGCCGTCCTGCGGGACCGGGCCGCTCATCGCCTGTTCGGGCGCGGGCGCCGCGGCGTCCATGAATTCGGCCGGGCTCACCATGCCGTCGGTCATATAGCGGGAGACCAGACGGAAGTCGCGCAGATCATGCACGCGGCAGAGCGGTTCGAGCATCACCGGGAAGCCGGTGTAATAGCCGTAATAGAGCCGGTCCAGCACGTCGACGAAGAGCGCCTGATAATCCGTGACGCTCATCGTTTCGCGGAGTCCGATATCGACGCCGCGCGGATAGAGACCGGGATACCTCTCCATCAGGTACTTGTGGTGGAAATCGTCGGACGGCTGCAGCGCCTGGGCGACCCAGTACGGCTCGATCCGGCCATTGATGGCGTCGGTGATCAGCCGGGCTCCTTCCATCACGCGACGCCGATGCGCCGAGGTGGAGGCGCGGCGTCCGCGCGGAGTGTAGCCTTCCAGTTCCGGATGGCTCATTGCGCCGGACCATCCGCCCTGAATCAGTTCGGAAGTGGCAGCCGGGCCGTGTGCGAGAGGTGTCATTTTTTTGAGGCTCCTTGTTATGGAATGGGCTTGAAAATTAGAGCCCCAGTGCTACCGTGGCCGCGTCGTTCGTTTCAGCCGATGCGATGGTGTTTTCGCTGGGATCGAGGTGGCCGAACAGAACGCCGGTGTTATCCGCGCAAAGCGTGCCGCCGGTGGTGACGTTGGTTGTCGCGTCCAGCGTGCCGCCCACCAGATAGATCGGATCGCCCGGTTTGATCGCGACGCCAACCGAAGGCGAGAGCGAGGATTTCGCCACCACCGACAGCGAATAGCCGCCGTCGAAGTAGCAGGTGGCCCCGCCAATGTTCGCCTGGTAGCTGTCGAGATTGACGCACGGCTCCTTGCCGACCAGCAGCGGAACGCCGCTTTCGTCGACCGTCGCCGGAAACTGAACCTGCCGTGTCCGGGTCGGCGTTACCGCGTAAACCTGATTGATCATGTGAGTGGCTCCCTTTGTGTGTTCGTTGTCAGCGTTTACCGGCCGATTAAGCCGCCCGAATTCCCAGCGTCCGTTTGGCCGCCGCTTCGTCCAGACCGAGTTCCACCAGCGTTTCGAAATCCTGCGCCAGTTCGTTCTTCTGGCGCGATTCGCGAGCCGCTACCTGTTCCGCCGTCTCCACGAGCCGCGGGCCGGCTCCCGGTCCCATGCCGCTAACACCCGGATTCGGCAGCGTGGCAGCGTAGGCTTTCGCGTGCGCGTTGAACGATTCGGTGAGCTTGACGGGGTCGATCGCGCCGGCTTCGGTCACCGGAATGTCGCGCGGCGCGGCCGCGTGGCCCACCGTCATGTCGATCACGAAGCGACGCTGCGCTTCCGTGAGGGAAGTAGTCGCGAGAACGGCCGTCCCGAGTTCGATGGCGTCCGCACGGAGCGCGCGGCGCAGCAGCCCCTGATTGATGGCGGTCTGAGCCGCGAGGCTTTCCTGCAGTTTCTTGATTTCCGTTGCGTCCATTTCGGTCGCTCCTTCGTTGAGAATTTGTGAATCGTCGAGAATTCCCGCATCGCGTGCGGCTTCGGCCAGCGCAAGACCACCGCGGCCCGCACGGGTCACGTAGTCCACGCTTTCCACGTAGTCGATGGAAGCCAGTTCCGGCTTGCCGTCCACCAGGCGCCCGCTGCCCTTACCGCCGGCGCGGATCGAAAGCCCGATGTGCGGCGCGCGTTCGGCCACTTTGGTCGAATAATCGGCCATCACCTTCGCTTCGCCGTAAACGCCCGGCCCCTTGGGACCGTTGTCTTTCCACACGCCCGGCGAGGTAAGAATGGCCGCGAGGTTGTTCAGATCGCCTTCGGGACGCGAGGCTTCCTCGATCGCGGTCGGATGGTTCCAGAACATCAGCGTTCCGGCTTTGAACGTTCCGGCTTCCGCGGCTTTCTTCAGCACAGCGGCCGGGTAGTGAGCGCTCGAGCCCGTACCGGGGTCGATCAGCTTAACCGGGTAGCTGGTGCGGTCCTTCGTGGCCGCTTCCCGGAGCGAGAAGCCCACGAAGGAGACCGCGGATTCGGAAAGTTTGAGATCAGCAGGAACCGGCGGATCGGTCTTCGATTCCTTCACCGCGCAGGTGGCGCCGAGCTTCATCGCGGCGTCGTGAATCGCCTGCAGCTGGGCCGCGTCCCGTTTGGAGTTGCGTGCGCCCGCTTCGGTGGCAGAGACTGTTTCCCGCTCGTACGTGGTGAGCGGCGCGACGTCGTAGGCAGCGGCCGTGTCGATCTTGGCTGAACCGCCCGAGATGGTGTACGGCGCCTTCTTCAGATCCCCGTTGCAGGAATAGACCACGTCGCCGGCTGTGTCATCGCCGAAAATGGCCTGTACGTACGCCCAGCGTTCGCTGTCTTTGAATGCGGCCCGGAGCGCGTCGGACACCCGCGTACGGATGTCTTCGTGGCACATCGCCAGCGCGGCTTCCTGGATTTTGGCTGCGAGAGCGAAGTATTCGGCACCGATACGCATCTAAGTGGCATCGTAGTTCTACTAGTCACTGAGACACAACGATTTGGTGCTGAAATTTACTAAACGGCGGAAGTCGCCTAATATGATACAGTTATTTGCTATGACAGCCGAAGCCGCCCCCCTTGTGTCACGTGAAACACTGCCGACGCCTGTGGAAGCTACGAGGGACTGTTCGCGCTGCGAAGGCGCGCTGGACACCACCGGCGCCCCTGCGTGGTGCAAGAAGTGTCGGGCTGCGTATCAGCGGGAATACAAGCGCCTCGTGAAGGATATGAGCGAGTCGCGCGGTTTCTCGGCCGGCGTGTCGGCGTTGCGTGATGCGCTGGTTCGGCAGTTCGCGGCTTCAGGCGGAACGTTCACCGGCCCCATGGCGGCAAACTGGATTCGCCACTTCAGGCTGCCTGCGAAGTAACGAATTCTTCGATCTTGCCTGTGAATGAAGGCGTGTCGAACGTGATGCCGGGCGCGGCCGCATAGTGCGTATTGCAGCCTTCAATGCGGAAATCGAACGGCCCGTTGTTCTGGAAGCAGCACACCACCGCTTTGTCGAAGTCCTCGAGCGCCATCCCGTACACCCGCGTCGAATCCCCGGCGCCCGGCTCAATATAGAATCCAAACGATCCGGTCTTGTCCCCGGCGTTCCCGTACGCCAGCCCGCCGAAGTAGTTTGTCCCGTTCACAGTGCCGCCGGCTGATCCGCCGATGTGCCGCACAGGGAAGCGGAACGATCCTGTTACCTGCAGATCCCGCACGCTGTTGTTCGCGCTCCACGTGGTTTCCGGAGCCGCGCCCGGCAGCCCGCCGCCGTGCATCTGGAATGCGGTCTGGATCGGCTTCGCCATGCCGTTCGGGCTCATGACGCGAAGAAGATCGATGCGCGCGAACCACGTCTGGATCAGCTGCACGCCGATCAGATCGGGAGTTTGATTGCGATTCAGATCCACCGTGATGTTCTGGATTCCGCCGCGGAGCGTGGGCGCGCCATTCACGGACGAGCGCCCCATGATGATAGCCGCGGCGCCCTGAAAGCCAGCAGACGGCAGGATGCGCGCAGCCCCGTCACCAGCCAGGTAAACATCCGGGTCCGTCCACTTCAGCGGCCGGCTGATCGAATAGTTCCCGGCCGGCAGGGAAACGGTTCCCCCGCCTGCGGCCGCCACAGCGTCGATGGCCGACTGGATCGCGTGGTAGTCGTCCGCGATGCCGTTACCGGATGCTCTGGAGTCTGACAGTTTGACTTTCATGGGACTAAGCGTACACCACACAAACAAAAAGGGCCGCACATCCTGCACTGAGGAAGTCGGCCCTTTTACCCTACGCGGGGTTGTTTTTTTGGTTAAGCGGTCTGCGCCGCGGCAGGAGGTGCGATAGCTGCTTCAAGCGCCGCGGCCTGCGCGTTGAGATCCGCCGTGATGGCAGCGGCGTCTTCCGCCGAGACTCCACCGGAGATCGTACCGGCAAGATTCTTCAGATACGTCACTACGTCGGCGACAGCGTTATCGAGCGCCGCCTGCCCTGCTTTGAGATCGTCGGTTGCTGACATGATTTTCTTTTGTCCTCGAATGACCCACCCCACCCCGCAGACGAGGACTGCCAGCAGCCATGGAGTGTAGGTCACGAGGTTTAGACTACCGCAGGCGTGCCGTTTCGCGCAATCTACGCCGACGCCTTCTTGAATCGGCCGCCTGCGATCGCCAGCTGCTTTTTCGCCAGCGCGTAGTTGTCCCGGAAGATTTCAGTGATCGCCTTGCGTGCGGTGTCGAGCGCTGGCCGCAAGTAGGGCTGCGCCACCATGCCCGGCCACGTCGGGCTGTACGGTCCCGGCCCGGCGCCGGGCGACGACGCCCCGCGGATACCAGTCCCGTACTCAACGTATGCCGCGTGTCCGGCATCGAATACGACGTGCGCGGACGCCTGCCCGAGCGTCGCCGAAGCAGCGATTTCCACGTGACCGGATTCGCGCAGTTCGCCGGTGTCCACCGGGACCAGCGCTTCAGCT